GGAAAAAGCGTTACGGTTCTTACGGCTATAGATGATTTGATCGAAGACGGTATCGTCGATCGTTGGCTGATCGTGGCACCCATGTTGGTAGCTACTGCTACTTATCCAGACGAATTCGCGGATTGGAAACATCTTAACCACGTGAAGTGGACGTTGATCCGCGCTGAAGACGACGATGAAGACATCGTTGCCGCATACAAGGACGCCTATGAGATGGCGAAGATTGCAGGGCTCTCCACAGCAGAGGCTACTAAGTGGGCTGGTCGTCATCGGACTGAGGCAAAAGAATGGAAGCGCTTGCATCTGATCAATGATGGTGCAGAGGTGCATATCATCAACAAGGAGGGTCTACCTTGGCTGTGGAACCACTTCAAAGAGAAGTGGCCATACCGAGGCTTCGTCACAGATGAAGCAAGTGTCTACAAGAACGGGAGAAAGCGCACCGCGACCAAGGATGTCAGCATCTTCGGAGCAGCCGCAAAGGCGCGGAAGTTCGCGAAACGCATCGTCCTGATGACCGGCACTCCAACACCGAAGGGGCTGCGGAACATGTGGGGCCTCGCCTACATCGCGGACCTGGGCGAGCGCCTTGGCACAGCCAGGACGAAGTTCGAAGAGCGGTGGTTCGACAAGGACTACATGGGCTGGAATCTGACGCCGAAGGCCCATGCGCAGCGCGAGATCACCGAGCGGATGAGCGACATCATGTTCACGCTCGATCCGGAACTCTATCCAGACCTCCCGCCACTTCTGATCAACGACGTCAGGGTCACGCTTCCGCGAAAGGTGATGGAGGAGTACCACCGCTTCAAGGCGACGCTGGTCTCGGAAGCCTACGACATCGAGGCTGTCAACAAGGGCGTGCTGGCCAGCAAGCTGCTACAGTTCGCCTGCGGCTCGATGTACGACGAGAACGGGAAGGACGTCTGGATCCACGACCGGAAGTTGGAAGCCCTCGAAGAAATCATCGAAGAGGCGGACGGAGAGCCCGTCCTGGTTGCCTACAACTTCAAGTTTGACCTCGCGCGAATCAGGAAGAAATTTAAGAAGGCGGTGGTCTTCGGCGAGGGTGATGTGCGTAAAACCAAGGCCGATTGGAATGCTGGAAAGATCGACCTGATGCTGGCCCACCCCATGTCGGTCGGCCACGGGCAGAACATCCAGTTCGGCGGAAACATCATGGTCTGGTACGGGCTCACCCACGACCTTGAAATCTATCAGCAGATGAACAAGCGCCTGCATCGTCCTGGTCAAACGCGCCCGGTCACCCTGCACCACATCATCGCCAAAGGCACATATGACGAGGATATCCTGCCGCGACTTCAAGACAAAGCCGCGAATCAGGATGAAATCATGGCAGCATTGCGCCTCGACCTATTAAGCATGAAGCGCAGATAATAACCCAAAAGTTTACTTAGAAAGGTGATTTTGCTATCACGGCGGTCCTAAAGAGGAAACGCCACAATGGGCTCGACAGTTCCGACCAGCCTAGTAGTGCTTCACGAAGCCTTCGCCCGTCGCATGAAGCAAGCTTGCGACTCGAACGAGGACATTCCGCCGTTGAACGAGGGCTGACATGCTGGACGACATGAAGATGCTTTGATCACTTACGGGGTTGCAGGATCACTTTTCAGGTGATAGCGTCCGAGTAACGCTAATCGTAACTCGGTGAAACCCTGTGAAACCGGAAACAGCACATCTTCAGATGCTGGACAGCAACGACGTGATGACGTTGTTCCACATGTCCAAGACGACGCTTTGGCGACACGTCAAGGAAGGCAAGTTTCCCGAACCAGTCTACGTCGGCAGGGCGCCGCTGTGGAACCAGAAGCGAGTCGAAGAGTGGCTCGAAGAGAAGTTGGGCGATTCGAAGCCCAACAGGGAACGCGATATTGACGAGTTGGCCTGATGAGCAGCGTCCTGATTTCTCTCGGCGACTGCCTCGAATCGTTGCGTCGCCTCCCTGAGAAGTGCATCCACACCTGCGTCACCAGCCCGCCTTACTTCGGGCTGCGGGATTACGGGGTTGACGGCCAGATCGGGCTCGAAGCCACCCCCGACGCCTTCGTGGCGCGGCTGGTTGATGTGTTCCGGGAGGTTCGTCGCGTCCTGCGGGATGACGGAACGCTCTGGCTGAACCTCGGTGATAGCTACGGAAAAGACAAGAACAGGTTATTGATACCGGCGCGATGCGCGCTTGCTTTACAGGCCGATGGCTGGATTCTGCGCGATGAAGTCATTTGGCATAAGCCTAGAACTACCCCGGCCCCGGTAAAAGATAGAACCGTGGCCGCTCACGAAATGATCTATCTGTTTGCAAAATCACCAAAGTACACATTCGACTACTTGGCAATCGAAGAACCTGCCAAGTATCCGGGGCGAGTGCTTAAGGCTAAAACAGCATTCCGTCGAATTGAGGGCGCCCGAGAACTGGTCGGAAAGGGCAAAGTCGAGAGCAGCGAACGCCTGATCACGACCAAGGAAACTCGTCGGAAGAGAAGTGTTTGGTCGGTTAGCCCGTCACCTTACACCCAGGCTCATTTCGCTACTTTTCCGCCCGACCTGATCGAGCCGTGCATCCTCGCCGGATCGCCCATTGACGGCACCGTCTTGGACCCCTTCGGCGGCAGCGGCACGACCGCAGGCGTGGCACTGAAGCATGGCCGCAAGGCGATACTGTGCGAGTTGAACTCTGACTACGTGGAGATGATGAACAGCCGCATCACCAGCATCGCGGGTATGCCGCCGAACAGCATGAGCGCTGAAGCCAAGCGCATCGGTCGTGCCTATGAAATTTGGGATGTGTGCTGATGACCCCGGAAGATCGCCGCCGCGAGATGGACGACTTGGCCGGCGCCACGGTTGTAAAGCGCGGCCCTGGCCGTCCGCGTAGGCCCGACCTTTCCCTCCTCCCCCGCCCGAAGAATGACGAGGACGAGGACGAAGGCGACGAGCCCGTCCCCGACATGTCTTACAAGACCGCGCACCTGGCCAACAGCGGCCTACCGGTTCGCTGGTATGCCCACGCCTTCGGCATGACCGAGCACAACGTCAAGAGCCGTCTCAAGGGCGTGGCTCCGGTCAACTTCGGCAAGCACGGCAACCCACTCTACGCGATGAAGGACGCCGCGCCTTACCTGGTCGAGCCCAAGATCGATCTGCGCGAACATCTGCGCAGCATCAAGGATGACGACCTGCCAGACGATCTGCGTCTGAAACTTTGGCAGGCCCGCCGTGCCCGCAACCGGGTGATGATGGAAGAAGGGGAACTCTGGCACAGTTCGGAAGTGCTAGCGCGATTCAGCGAATACCTGCTGACGATCCGCGAGAAGTTGCAACTCATCCCCGACAAGCTTGAGCGGATGACCGGCATCACGCCTGACCAATACAAGTTGATTCGGGCAGTCGTGGATGGCGTGCAGGTCGAGATGTACGAGGACGCCCTGCGGATGGGCGACGCGGATAGCACTATGCCGCTTTCGGGTGGCGAAGAGGCTGCTGAGGTGGTGCTTTGACCTACCAGACCTTCGGACAACTGCTGAAAGACGCGGCCGAGGCGATTCGCCCGCCCGAGCGTCTCAGTGTGTCCGAAGCTGCGGCCAAGTACCGGCGTCTGAGCAACGACATCACCAGCGGCCCGTGGGACAACGAAGTCGCGCCCTACCTGGTCGAGATCATGGACACGATGGAGTCGCTGGACTTCACCGGTCTCGTCTTCGCCGGGCCAGCCCGCTGCGGAAAGTCCGAGCCTTTCTTCAACTGGCTGATCTACAGCGCCAAGTGTGACCCGGCCGACATGATGTTCATCGGCATGACGCAGAGCGTCGCGCGTGACTGGTCGCAGGGCGATCTCCGGAAAGCGATCCGGCAGAGCACAGCGCTCGCCAGCACGATCATCCCCGGCAAGCAGAACATCAACACCGAGGTCGTCCGCTTCAAGAGCGGGATGCGCCTGCTGATCAAGTGGCCATCCATCACCGAACTCTCGGGCAAGACGCTGCGGCGCGTCTGGCTGGCCGACTACGACCGCATGGACATGAACGTCGAGGGTCAGGGGGCGCCGTGGCCACTGGCGAAGAAGCGGACGCAGACCGCCCGACGTCGCGGCATGACCGTGGCCGAAGGCTCGCCCGGCTTCGAGGTACTGGACCCTCACTTCCAACCTAAGACGCCGCATGAGGCTCCCCCGACTGTCGGCATCCTTAG